GCATTATGGATAGCTCGTTATCCACAGGCATATCTAAGTAGTGGGTGTGGATAACGTCAATACTGGATAGATACTGCAGATACGAAAAAGCCGCCCTTTCGGACGGCTTAATCTAATTCTCTAACGCTTAACTTTTAACCACTAATTAGTGGTGCCGACACCAGGAGTCGAACCCGGGACCTACTGATTACAAGTTATGTAAATTAAATATAAAAACCAAAACCTTAGAATAAAATAATCTATGTAAAAAGCGCTATGTGAGGGCTTATAAATCATTGGCTTATAGAAACGAACTACGTAAAAAATTGAGCTTGCAAGCCGCCCTGGCAGTGCTAAACAGTCAATTTCTCACGCCCTGCCACTGACCACCGCAAAAAGCGCATGAAAGCGCATGAAAACGCATAAAAATATTACCCCTTATAACCGCCCTTCCGCCCAGCAGCGGCGCGGCTTGAGTGCCTGCCGCAATAGTGCATAAAAACCACTACATTTAGCGCGCGGGCGGGGCGGGGTGACGATAGCGCGGCGTGGGTCGCCGCCGTGGGTGGGTAGGCGGGCCATACAGCGCGCACAAGGCGCGTTCTAATCTTGCGAGTGGTCGGGATAGGGGCAGAATAAGAGCGCTTAAAATGAATCGTAGAGCTAATAAAAAGGCTAATGCGTCTCATTTTAAAATTGCTTCGTGTGTGCGCGCACAAAAAAGCCGCCCAGGTGGGCGGCGTCGATTAGCGGGTCGGTTTACTCGGCGTTGGGATCGTCAAGTGTGTAAGGGTCGAAGCGAACCACCTCTTCACCAACATGCTCGTTTATCTCACGCATTGTTGCTTGAAGCGGCTCTAATTCGTTGGCCACGAATACCCGCGCGGCCTTCTCGATGTCACCAAAGCCGCCGGTATTCTGGGGGATGATCCCCATCAACTGGGGTGGGATGCGATGACCGGCGAGCTGATCGTCCCGGGTGATGTTCTTGATGTTGTAGAATTCGTCTTTAGCCGCCACCTCGCTGACCGGGATAATCTGAACGCCATCCTTCTTGCCTCTGGGGGAGTAGAGAAACAGGTTCCGGAAGTTGCCCGGCCCCTTGCTGTCCTTCAACGCCTTCCGCATATCGTCGATGTCTTTCTGATCGTGGGCGGCATCGTTAACGTACATGATAAAACCAGCGTGCGAGCCGTTCAGGTAGTACCGGCGGCGGAAAAGTGTCGCGCTTTCGTTTAGCCAGGCGCTTTGAAGTGAGCCGATATAATCCGGCACCCCGTATATGCTTTGATCGATGTCAGGCTCCAATAGATGGATAGTTCTACCCTCGGGCATTTCTACCCGCTCCATATAGTTGGGGATCCACCAATAGCGGTCGTCATCGCCGCGCCTCATGTACTTAGCCGCGCGGTGCTTCAACGCCAGACGTCGACCAAGCCGCCCTTTTACTTCCTCAAGGTACCCATTGCCGAACACCAGATAATCAAGGGCCAAAGCGCTAAAGTCGCGGCGGCTTAGTAGCTGGTTGGGTACAAACGTTTTCAGCAAGATATTCCGCTTAACCTGCATGGCGCTGCCGTGGTGCGGCGTAGCCCGGTAGCTCTTAGCCAAAACGCTCAGCGGGATCGGGGGCTCATACCACTCATCAGAAGTTAACCAGACACCCTCATACCAAACGTCACGCATCGAGGTAACCGGCTCGGGGTCGCCGAAGGTAAACGCCTCCATTCGCCCGCTGTCAGTGGCCACCGCTGGGGCGGCCTTGTCAGTCTCATAGGCATACACGCGGTGGCGCGGCTTAGCCGCAGCGGTAGTTGTCATTCGTACATCTCCATTAGTGATTTACCGGTGCCCTCTTCGGCCGGGCCATCGATAGGTTCAAACTGCAGCGCGTGCATGGTCGCCCACGCGAGATCCGCGTGGCCGGTTGCCTTGTTGCGCCCGCTCTTATAAGTGAATTGCTGCCCGCCCTTGGTCAGCTCTTTCTTGATCGACATAAACGAAGCGGCGAGATCCGACCAACCCGCGTCGAATTCCAGCCGCTCTTTGCGGATGATCTGCTGAGCCTGCAGCACCATCGACGTTTTCAGTGAAACGTCGTACCGGTACCGGATAACTGTCGGGAACCACTTTTCGACATACTCAGCCACCGCACCACCAATGCCGGTGGTATCAATGCCGATATGCCCAATGTTGTATTTGTCGCGGAAAGCCTTGATGAAATCTGCCTGCTTTTCGTAGTCCTGGCCTTTGAGCCGATGCCGTTCCAGCACGCGGTGCTTTTCCTCGCTGCTACGGGCGGGAAGAACTACCACCAGCCCGGCGCCGTCGCCATCCTCGCCTTGGCCGGTCGGGTCATAACCAATCCACACCTCCCGATCACCCACCGGGCGCGGGGCAAACGGCCGGTAGTCGTCCCAAACTTCCCAGCTGTCGACCATGCAGCTCTTCATAGCCGCCAGCGGGAACGCGCTTTGGCTATCATCGACAAACCCACACATCAGCAGGTTGTCGAACTCATCCGCCGAGTACTCGAGTCGCAGTTGATCGAGGTCGAAAAGATCACAGCCGCCCGCTATGGCATCCATCACCGTGACGATCTGCCGCCAATGGCCATCAGGGCAGAGCTTGCCGTCTTTCAGCGCATCGTGAGAAACATCAAACTCGACCCGCTCCGATTTTTTCCGGCGCTTATTGAACAGCTCGCCATTCCAGAACGGGTAACCCTCATGGCCAACACTCGACGGCGTCGAAAAGTACGTTTGCCGCCATTTTTTGTGCATGGCCATGCCGCTGGTGACCTTCCGGAATTCAGCAAAGCGATGAATCCAGAAATACTCATCAAGGTAAACGTCACCGTGGTAGCCCTGGGCGGTTTTGGAGTTGGTGCCCAGGAAATGCAGCTCGGCGCCGTTATCCAAAACAATCGGGTCGCCTTTCAGCTCGACATCACACACCTCTTTGACGAACTGAATAATGTAATTGCGGAAGATATGCGCCTGGGCGCGTGATGCGGAGAGAAAGATTTTATTCCGCCCATGCTTGAACGCATCGAGGATAGCCTCGCGGGCAAAGTACCAAGTGGCGCCGATCTGCCGAGACTTGAGAATGTTACGAATCCGGTGCTTCTGCCCCGCCTCATGCCATCCCATCTGATATTCGAACAACGAATCTAAGAAAGCCTCTTCCAGCGCCTCGACCTGCTCTTCGTCTAAAAAGTTACGCTTCGCCTTCTTCTTCGGCGCAGCGTTGCGCGCCTCGATGTTCGGGTTTAAATCCGCCTCGTTGCCGGATTCGTCGTACTTTCGGATTCTCGCCTGACGCTCTAATTGCCGCCCAAGCAGGTCAATTTCTTTCAGGTCGCCCGGTTCTTTTTTGTCCTTAGCGATGAGCTGAACCATGCGCGCTTCAAGCGTGTACTCGATCCGATCTGCTGGGGATTTATCTTCCCAGCGGTCGCGAGCCTTCCAGCTATGCACCGTCGCCGGTTTCTCGCCAATTTCCTCTGCAATGCGCGCAACTCGCCACCCCTGCCAATACAGGTGGCGGGCAGTCATGCGCGGAGATTGAAGCGCGGTAAGAATCGGGTCGGGAGCTGTCGTCATGCCGCCAGCGTACCCGCCGCGCGCGATGCCCACGCCTGCCCCGCTTTGTCATGCCCGCCCCGCACAACGCGCAACCGTTGAGCCCAAACGCTTACGCGCGGAACCTGAGCGCTATCGAACAGCCAACCCGCTCAGGATGCCCAGCATGAAGAAAAAATTCCGCGTTGCTACCGAAGGCGCAACCACCGACGGCCGCGAGATCCAACGTGAATGGATCGAGCAAATGGCCGCCAATTACGACCCCAAAACCTACGGCGCCCGAGTCTGGGTAGAGCACATTCGAGGCATCGGCCCGGATAGCGCCTTCGGTGCCATGGGTGACGTGCTCTCGCTGGAAGCCCGCGAAGTAGACGGCGGCAAGTTGGCCCTATTCGCCGAAATCGACCCCACCGACGAACTCAAAGCGCTGAACAAAAAGCGCCAAAAGGTCTACAGCTCTATCGAGGTCAACCCCAAGTTTGGCGATACCGGCGAAGCCTATTTGGAAGGCCTAGCGGTGACCGACTCCCCCGCATCGCTCGGCACCGAAATGATCAAGTTCAGCCGCGAAGCGGGCGACAAATCACCGCTAGCTAGCCGCAAGCAGCACGCGGAAAACCTCTTCACGGCCGCCGAAGAAGTCGCCTTCGACTTCGACGAAGAAGAAACCCCCAAGCCCGGCATCGGCGACTTCGTCAAAAACCTGTTCAGCCGCCAAGACACCAAAACCAACAAGGGTTTTGAGGCGTTCGGCGCTGACATCAAAGGCGCGTTTTCAGAGTTTGCCCAGCGGTTCGACGCGCTAAGCGACGACATCGAAAAACGCCCCACCGCCGAACAGTTCAGCAAGCTGCAAACCGAGCATGACGCCCTGCAAAAGCGCTTCGATGAGCTGTACACCAAGCTCGACAACGAACCAGACACCAAACACCGCGCCCCCGCCACCGGCGGCGGTGAACAGCTAACCGACTGCTAAGCCCTGGCCAGCAAAAAGCCAGCCGCCAGAGCCACTAAATTCAAGGGATAACACCAATGCGCAACGACACACGTATCAAGTTCAACCAGTACCGGGATCGGTTAGCACAGCTAAGTGGTGTAACCAACGCGAGCGAGCAATTCAACGTCGAGCCCAGCGTTCAGCAAACGCTCGAATCGAAAATGCAGGAATCAAGCGCATTCCTCGGCCAGATCAATATGATCGGCGTTGACGAAATCAAAGGCGAAAAAGTTGGCCTTGGCGTCTCCGGCCCTATTGCTGGTCGCACCAACGTAGACGTAAAAGACCGTGAAACCCGGGACGTCTCCGAGTTAACCGCTAACACCTACGAATGCTTTAGCACCGAATTCGACACCCATCTCAAATGGTCAAAGCTAGACGCCTGGGCACGCTTCCCAGACTTCCAAGCCCGCGTGCGTAACGCCATCCTCCGCCGACAAGCGCTCGACCGGATTATGGTCGGCTTTAACGGTGTAAGCGTCGCCGCCGAAACCGACCGCACCGCGAACCCGATGTTGCAAGACGTCAACAAAGGCTGGCTGCAAAAGTACCGCGAAGATGCGCCCGCCCGCGTGCTTAGTGAAGTCGTCGCCGCATCAGGAAAAGTAACGGTCGGCGCCGCGAGCGACTACGCCAACCTGGACGCCCTGGTATTCGACGCGGTCAACGAAATGATCGAACCCTGGTACCGCGAAGACACCGACCTCGTCGCCATCATGGGTCGTAAAATGCTGGCCGATAAATACTTCCCGTTGATCCAGCAAAACGCCGAAACGCCCACCGAAGCGCGCGCCCTCGACCTGATCATCAGCCAAAAGCGTGTAGGTGGCCTGCAGGCAGTGCGCGCCCCATTCGTACCGGACGGCTCCATTCTGATCACCTCGCTATCTAACCTTTCACTGTATTGGCAGCTAGGCAGCCGCCGCCGCTACGTGCTGGACAACCCCAAGCGTAAGCGCATCGAAAACTACGAAAGCTCCAACGACGCCTATGTCGTTGAAGACTACGGCTTCGGCTGTCTCGTAGAAAACATCGAATTCGCTGAATAAGCGGCAAAGCCACCAGCTAGCTGAAAAAGGGGATTAGATGAAAAGCCCAGCCCGTAAACACTTCGAACAGGTATCCGCCGCGAAAGCGGCGGGCACCGCCACCCCAGGCGAGCAGCAACAAGGCGAGCAATACGAGCTATACAATCGCGCGCTTTATGAAGCAACTCGCTCCCTAAAAGACATCAAGTCAATAGAGGCAAAGGTCGAGAAGAAGCGCGAGCTATTGCCGGACTTCATGCCCTATGTCGACGGCGTGTTAGCCGAAGGCAAAGGCGCAAAAGACGATGTCTTGATGACGCTCATGATCTGGTGCATTGACACCGGCGATTACGAAAAAGCCCTGCAAATTGGTGCCTACGCGGTGAAACATAACCTCGATACACCCGACCGCTACGCCCGCAACACCGTCAGCGTGTTAGCCGAAGAGATCGCCGAAGGCGTCAAGATCCAGCTAGCAAAAGAGGATGCCGACGCCGACGCGCTCGCCAACGTCATGGCCCGCGCCGTGGCTATTGTCGGTGATGCGGATATGCACGATGAGATCAAAGCCAAGGTACACAAAAGCTACGGCTACGCCCTGCGCGCCGCCGAAGATGTCGAAGGCGCATTGGCCCAGCTCAAGCGCGCCTTAGAGCTAAACGACAAAATTGGCGTCAAGCAAGACATAAAGCAGCTAGAAAGCCTCATCAAAAAACAGGGCGAACAGGCACCCGCCTGACCGCCAACCGAGTCGCACCCCGACGGCAAGGGGGCATCGCTAAGCAAGGGCTCTAAGCCTCGCGCGAAGTGATCCACCCCCTTCTTTTATTTACAGGTGGCTAGCATGATCGCCCACGGCACCAACCCGCCAAGCCCCACGCTAGAACCTATAGCCAACAACGGCTTTTGGCCCGAGATCGACCCCAACGAATTCCGCGAAGAAGAGCGCGTGCACAACGTCACGCCGCCGCGCATTAAGCAATCACTGCGCGCCGCAATAGCAGACGTCAACCGCCAGCTAGCCGCCTACCAAGCCGACCAGCAAGAAAATGGCCGGCCAAGCATCGGAGAAGTACCGGTCGAGCCCTGGCAAACCCCCGGCGACCTCCACTTGCTCTACCGCCGCGCCGTCTACGCCCAGGCCCAAGCCGACCTACTCGAACGCTACCGCGACGCTTCCGCCACCGGCGAAGGCGAAGAACGCGGCGAAGCCAAAGATCTAGCCGCCGACGACTACCGCGCCGATGCCCGCTGGGCAATCGCCGAACTCACCGGCCGCAACCACGCCACGGTCGAGCTGATATGAAACGCACAGTGCGCGCCCACCAAGGCGAAACCTTGGACGCCCTGCTCTACCGCGTCTACGGCAAAACCGCCGCGATTACCGAACAAACGCTGCAGCTAAACCCGCACTTGGCAGAGCAAGGCCCGGTGCTCAAAGAGGGAACCCCGGTCACGCTACCGCCGCCGCCGGAAACCCGCGAAACAAAGAAACCAAAAATTCAGCTATGGAGCTGAGCAAACGTTAAGGGGAACCCATGGCCGAACCATCAACCGCCGTCGCCGCCGGAACCGCAAGCCTCACCGCGTTGGTCATCGGCATGCTGCCCGGCATCGACGCAAACGCCGTCGTCGGCGCCTTTTGCGGCGCCACGCTATTTGTCATCAGCGCCAAAGACCTAACGATCATCGAGCGCCTGGTTTACCTGCTGATCTCATTCCTAATCGGCTACCTCGGCGGCCCCGACACCCTCGGCGGCGTCATCGAGCACACCGCCGTCGCCGCCTTCATCGCCTCGGCCGTGTCAGTCACTGCAGGCCTAAGAGTGATCGAGGGAGCCAAAACACTCGACCTCAAAAAATGGCTAGGGAGGTAAGCATGTCAATTACATACATCATCACCATCACAGCCGCGCTGGTCATCGTTGCCCGGCTAATCACCTACCGCCGCCAAGGGGGCCGCTATCGTCCCGGCGTGTCATTCGCCGCATGGCTAATCATCGTCGCCATGCCCGTCGCCGCCGTGTACGGCCCGCCGGTGCCAGAGCTGGCCCGCTGGCTAATCGCCGCCGCCATGGTCGTGCTAGCAATCGCCCTAATCCGCACCGGCGGCAACGTCGCGCACCTAATCCGCCCACTCCGGAGGCAATAACATGTTGCTACGCCAAGGCTGCATAGGCCCCAGTGTCACCGCCCTGCAGCGCGAACTAATCGCCGCCGGTTATGCGGTAAGCGTAGACGGCCAATTCGGCCCGCAAACCGAGCAAGCCGTCCGCAACTACCAGCGGATTAAGGGATTAGTCACTGACGGTATCGCAGGCCCCAAAACCCGCGCCCTACTCCATGGCCAGAAAAACGAACGGCTACTAAGGCAGATTGATCTAGTCGACGCCGCCGACCGATTAGGAGTAGAGCTAGCCGCCGTCATGGCCGTCAACGAAGTCGAAAGCCGCGGTAACGGCTTCCACTTCGGCGGCCCACGTAATGGCGTGCCGATCATCCTGTTTGAGCGCCATATCATGCGCCGCCAATTACAGCACCACGGCATCAACCCGCTACCGTACCAGCGCGCCCAGCCCGACATTGTCAACGCCAGTCCCGGCGGCTATGTCGGTGGCCACCGTGAACACGACCGGCGCGAACGCGCGGGCGAGATCCACACCGCCGCCTCGATTGAGTCCGCAAGCTGGGGGCTCTTTCAAATTATGGGTTTCCACTGGAAGCGCCTGGGCTACGAATCCGCCGAAAACTACGCCGCTGACATGGCCATCAACGAAGCCAACCAGCTCGACGCCTTCGTCCGCTTCGTCGAAAAAGACAAAGGCATGCACGCCGCGTTACGTCGCCACGATTGGGCAGACTTCGCCAGCCGCTACAACGGCCCCAACTACGCGGCCAACGACTACGACACCAAGCTTGCCGCCGCCTACCGCCGCCACGATCAAGGAATGAGGGCCGCCGCATGACCACCCAAGAAACCTACCTCGAAATATCAGGCCGCCAATCAGGCAAAACCAAACGCCTAATCGAAGCGGTTAAAAAGCACGCTGAAGAAAACGGTATCGCGCTGGTGGTAGTGCATGACGGCCTGACGGATCACATGCGTGAAAAGCTACCCGACATCGGCGTCGTGGTTATTCCAGAGCATTTGATGCACAGCAAGCTGGTAACAGGGATCGAGCCACAGCTTAAAAACGTCCGCTGGTTTTTCGATGAATTCGACTGGCTCAAAGACGTACCCGTCAAAGAGGGCGCCTACTACTGCACCACCGCCCGCTACCTGAGGAAGCAAGACGCCAAAGCCGAAGGCGACACCCTCTTAAAGCTAGTGGATAAGCTCGGCCAACCATCAGTCCGATTGCCCAGCCCCATCAGCAAAGAAGATGCCGCCGAGCACTACGAAAACGAAACCGAGCGCGCCCTGCTGCTCGAAGCCCAGTACATGGAGCCGCATCCATGAACAAGCTAACCCTCATAGCCAGCGCCGCCGCCCTAGCCGCCACCTTCGCCGCAGGCTACCAAGTCGCCAACTGGCAAAACGACAGCCACGCCCTCACAGCAGAGCGCGCCGCCCAACAAGCAATCGACGCCGCCATGCAGCGCGAATCAGAGATCGCCGCCCACGTTGAAAAACGCCTGGGCGAGCTGCAGGCCAACGAACGGGTAATCGATAGGGGAATCATCCGTGAAATTCAAAAGCCCATTTATCAGCGCGTCTGTATTGGCCCTGACGCTATCCGCCTGCTCAACCACGCCGCCGCCGGAACCGACCCCAGCGCAACAGAACCTAATGAAGCGCTGCCCTGAAACGCTGCCCTACCTCACCGACGGCACCGGCGGAGATGTCACGCTCACAATGAAAAGCTGGGCCAGCCAGTACCACGACTGCGCAACCAGGCACAACGGACTAGTGGAAACCCTGCAATGATCAAACTCCAATCCCTACGCCAACACCTGCTAGCCTCGGTCGAAGAGTTGCGCCGCAACCCCGAACAGCTCCACACCTTCGTCAACGACGGCAATATCAAATTCGCGCGCGGTACAAACCTCTCCCACGAATACCGCGTTGACGCCCAAATAATCATCACCGATTACAGTGGTTCACTCGATACGGTCATGATCCCCCTACTCCAATGGCTCAACACCTACCAGCCCGACCTAGTCGAAGACGAAGCCGTACAAATCGAAGCCGAAATCCTCAGCAACACCCATTGGGATCTAGCCCTAACCGTGCGGCTAACCGAGCGCGTCGTCGCCAAGGTCAACTGCGAAACCGGCGACATCGACGCCCACCACCGCATGCCCGAATACCCCGCCGACGCCTGCCCAGCAACAAGCTGGCAGCTCAACATCAAACACCCGGGTAGCGAAGAATTCATCCAAGAGGCAGCATGGGATAGCCCGCAATGAGCGACGAACTCCAACAGCTAGAAGAATGGCTAACCCCGCTCATCAACAAGCTGGGCACTAAAGAGCGCCGCGTATTAGCCCGCGAAGTCGCGCGAGATCTGCGCATCGCCAACCGGGACCGCATCAAAGCGCAAACCAACCCCGACGGCACACCGTTTGAGCCCCGAAATGAACTACGCGGGCGAAGCGGTCGCATCCGCCGCAAGGCCATGTTTAATAAGCTTCGCACCGCCAAATACCTACGCCTAAAAACCAATGCCGACGCCGCCGAAGTTGGCTTCCTCGGCCGCGTCGCCCGCATCGCTCGCGTTCACCACTACGGGCTAAGGGATCGCGTAGAGCGCGGCGGTCCGCAACACCAATACGCCCGCCGCGAACTCATCGGTATAACGGCAAAAGACGCCGGCCGCATCGCCGACAGCGTCTTGAACCACCTCACCCCGCCCAGCTAAACCCCATCACTTGTCCTAACCGGCTGGCACAACGCTAGCCGCTACCCTCTCGCGCGTAAGCCGCGCAGCATTGGCGGCATGAATAACGCCGCCGAAATACTCCGTCTGATTCAAAACTTGGTTCGCATCGGCACGATTGCCGAGGTCGACCACGAAGCCGCCCGCGTGCGCGTTAAGTCCGGCGAACTGCTAACCGCCTGGGTGCCGTGGCTAACCGCCCGCGCCGGTACCACGCGCGATTGGAACCCGCCCACCGTAGGCGAGCAAGCCGTCGTCTTTTCGCCCGGCGGCGATACCGCTAACGCCGTGGCCATGCCGGGGCTCTACCAAAACGCCCACCCGGCACCCTCCAGCGATCCGGCATTAATCGGGCGGTGGTACCCAGACGGCACGCGCGTTGAATACGACCACGAAAACCATCGGCTGCTAATTCACTGCGTGGGCGACATCCATCTCGAAGTGAAAGGCAGCTTAACGGCAAATGTCGGTGGGGATATGAAAGCGACCGTTAAAGGGGTAGCCACCGTCGACGCCAAAAGCATTCATCACAACGGTGGTAGCTCGGTGGTGACCACTGCCCACATTTGCCACTTCACCGGCAACCCTCACGGCGATGGCAGCTCAACAGTAACGGCAGGCAAATAGCCATGGCACTCAGCAAAAGCGCACTCAAAAGCCGAATCGTCAGTGAAATGAAAGCGCAGGGCGCAACCGAGACGGGTGAATTTAGCTGGGTGAATCGCCTGGCCGAAGCTATCGCCAACGCGGTAGTGGATGAAGTGCAAAGTAATGCCGAAGTGCCGGTAACCGGCGGGTCATCAGCTGGAAATTACAAGGTGAAATGAGCATGGGCATGAACGCAGCCACCGGCCGCAAGCTAGAAGGCCTCGACCATATCCGCCAAAGCGTGGCCGACATTATCACCACGCCCATCGGCTCCCGCGTTATGCGCCGGGACTACGGCAGCCTGGTGCCCGAGCTGCTCGATATGCCGATGAGTGACGCGCTGATGATGCAGGTTTATGCAGCGACCGTCATTGCTGTGACCCGCTGGGAGCCGCGCATTCAGATCACCGGCACGCGCCGCGAGGTCAGCACAGAAAGCCACGGCGCCGCCATCATTGAGCTGATCGGAAAAACCGCCAACGGCGAACCGCTTAGCATAGGGGTACCGTTTACATGAGCACGCCCATCGATCTATCCAAGCTGCCCGCCCCGACGATCATTGACCCGCTCGACTTTGAGCAGCTGTTTGAAGAGCGTAAGGCGCGGCTAATCGAGCTAACGCCCGAAGCCGAGCGCGAAGAGCTGGTCGAAACCCTGCAGCTAGAAAGCGAGCCCCTGGTCAAATTCCTGCAAGAGTCCGCCTATCGTGAGCTGATTTTAAGGCAGCGCCACAATGAGCGCGCCCGCGCGCTAATGCTCGCCTACGCCGAAGGCCCTGAGCTGGATCACATCGGCGTCACCTACTATATGACCGAGCGCCTCACCTTGCAGGCTGCCGACCCCGACGCTACGCCGCCAGTAGACGCGGTCATGGAAAGCGACCCCGACTACCTGCGCCGCATCCTGCTAGCCCATGACGCATTCAGCACCGCCGGTGGCCGCAATGCCTACCGCTACTACGCGCTGGGCGCTGATCCGCAAGTTAAAGACGCTGACGCCATCCGCCCGCTAGCGGGCATGGTGCAGGTGTATGTTCTCTCGCGGGAAGACGATGGCGAAGCATCACTTGCGCTGATCGCAGCGGTTGAAGCCGCTTTGAATGCAGACGACGTGCGCCCACTGAGCGACACCGTCCGCGTCACCAGTGCCAGCGTACTCAGTTTTGCAGTCAGCGCCGCCCTTGAGCTGCGCAATGGACCCGATGCCGACGTGGTGCGTGACGAAGCCATCGCCGCCGCGCGTGATTACGTCAACCAGCGGCACGCCCTCGGCGAAGTGATTGTCGCGGGCGCCCTGGAGTCCCGACTCTACGTGCCCGGCGTCGAGCGCGTCACCATGGCATCACCCCTGCAAGACATTGGCGGCGATGCCAGCGAGGCGCCGTATTGCACCGCTATCGAGGTGACCGTCAGTGGCTAGCCTGCTTCCGCCCAACACCACGCCCCTGGAGCGCCGCGTTGAACAAAGCGACGCCCTAATCGAACGCGCGGACGCCCCGCTAGACACCGTCTGGAATGCACAGACCCAGCCCGCCCACATGCTGCCCTGGCTCGCCTGGGCGGTCGGGGTCGATGATTGGGATAGTCAGTGGGAAGAACAGCAAAAGCGCGACGCTATCGACGAAGCCATACCCATTCGCCGCAAGCGCGGCACCGTGTGGGCGGTCAAGCGCGCATTGGAAGTGCTGGGCTATAGCGATGTCGAATTGCTTGAGCACACGGCGCAGCGCGAAAAGTGGATCGCCGCCGGTGGCCTGCTGCTAGACGGAAGCTGGATGTTGGATAGCCGGTCCATGCTGGTCGAAAACGCCCCGCGTGTAGTGACGACGCATTGGGCGCAATACGCCCTAGCGTTCAATATCAACGACGCCCCCTTTACAGCCCGCAGCCAGCGACGTCTCCGCCGCCGAGTCGAAGCGGCCGCCCCGGTGCGCTCCGAATTAATCGCCCTCATCTACCGCTACGCCGCCGAGTTTGACGCCCGAATCTGGTTATCCGCTCCGCAAAACCGCATTAGCCAGCGCTATGCCGGTTGCCGTGGCGAGCAAGTCCACCGCGCACGACTGCTTAGCGGTTGCTGGTCGCTTAGTGGCGGTTACGTGCCGCGCCTCCTGAACGAAGCCAAGCGCCTTGATGGTAGCTGGCGGATTACCGGCCAAGCACCGACCGGCGAGCCGCTAAATCACGGCTGGGGAACGGTGGCCACGCGCGTCAAACAGCGAACCGCCATGGCCCTGCAGTCGCAAAGCCGCAACCACTGGACGCTCAACGAAGTAGAAATCGACCGCCTCGACGGCACCTGGAAGTTAAACGAAGTGGTCGACGGCCACCGAAAGCTAGACGGCAGTTGGCCGCTTTCCGTTGGCCGCCTCACTCAGCACCGCCGCCCCAAGCTCAATGGCGCCCGCACCCTGGGCGGTACGCAAACCCTTAACAGCATCGGCACCACTGCCCGCGCGGTAATGCGTGACCGCCGCATCAAAACGGAGATCCGCCTGTGAGTGACGTTATACCCGCCAATAAACAGTTCCGCGCCAAAGTCGCCGCCGCCGTGGCAGCGGGTACCGCCCCGCCCAGCATTACCCATGCCGCCTGGGGCACCAACGGCGACCCGGCAAGTGACGACGATCAAGCACTCGGCAGCGAAGTGCACCGCCAGCCGGTGGATAGCGCGACCGCGCAAGACACGCTGCTAACCGTGCTCGCCACGCTGCAGGGTGCCGACGTGGAAGGCTACGCCGTGCGCGAGATCGCCATTATCGACAGCGACGGCGACCTCGCAGGACGCCGCGCGTTCCGCCCGCTTGAGCTAGAACCGGGCACCGAAATTGAAACCACACTAACCCTGCAGTTTTAAGGAGGCATCATGGCCGACTATCTAACCGTAAGCAGCGAGCCCAGCTTTAGCGAAGTGCTGGGCGCGGTCACTGAAAACGATCCCGCCCACCCTGACACCTGGAACCCGCAGTATCACGCGCTCTTGGAAAACGACCACTGGCTCCGCGCCGCCATCCTGGCCACCCAAGGCCAAGTGGAAGACATTCTCGGCAGCGACCCGATCAACCTATCGGATCGCCTCGACGCCCTGGTCGAATACGGCGCCCAGCGCGTGTTTGTTGAGCGCCGCGAGCAAGTGCCCGAGCTAACGGTGGTAAGCGCCGTGGGCGGTGATGATTCCATCGACCTGGAAACCAGCGAGGGCATCGAAGTCGGCCAGCACTACTTTATTAACGATGCCGGTAACGTGCAGATTGTCCGCGTCGCCGAGATCCTTTCAGGCCAGCGCATCACCCTAACCACCACGCTCACCAGCACCGTCGCCAGCGGTTCCAAGCTAAGTCGGTTAGCACCCGAGGACTACCTCTCCCCCGAGCTGGAGGACATGGAGCGCGGCGCCTATCTGCACGCCCAAGGCGAAGGGCTAAGTGCTCGCTACTGGACAGGCAGTGCATGGCAAAACCTGACCCAGCGCGCTGACGGCAGTTGGGATATTCCCAGCAACATCACCCGCGTTCGTGTCACGGGCACCGTTAGTCGCGTGGCCATCATTACCGCACTACCCATCGGTGTAACGCGCCGCCCTGAAAACATCACGCCCGCCGAAGGTGCGACCGGCGTCACCGCAACGCCCACGCTAACCGGCGGTGCTTACTATCCGCTCTACGGTGTGCCGCAAGAGATGCGCCGCTTTTGGGTATTTGAAGCTGGTGGCGACGCGCCCATCTATGAAGCCGACGAAGCGCCGGTGGGCGATACGCCTATCGTTGCCCACACCGTCGACACACCTATCGACATCGGCGCCGAACACGAATGGCAGTATCAAGATCGCAACGTCGAAGGCGAATGGGGCCAGCGCTCCCCACGCACGCGATTCAGTACCGCTAACACCTACGTGGAAGCGCCCAGCGTCACTAGCCCGCTAGCCGGTGCAACCGACGTGCCCGAACAGCCCATCATTGAGCTGAGCGCGTTTAGTGTCGTCAATGGCACCGATACCCACGTCGCCACGTCATTGCGCATCAAAGACGACAGCGGCGCTGTCGTGTGGCTGCTGGATCGCTCCACGCAGCTGGATAACATCGACGTGCCAGAAGGTATCCTGCAGCCGGGCGAACGCAACTACACCATCGAGCCCCGCCATCACGGCCAAACCTTTGGTGACTCCGCTTGGGGCAGTGCCATCACCATCACGACGGCCGCCAGTTTCACGCCGGATTTTGAAGCCGAAGTGGGCGCGCCGTTCGGCGGCGGCTATGTCGCGGGCAAGATCGTGTCTGATTACGACAGCCAAACCTACGGCCTGATCGTCTCCGACGGCGGCGGTGATAGTGCCCAGCAGGGCGACGGCACCATGAACTGGCGCACCTCCCGCACCTCGGTGTCAGTCACAGAAGGCGTGCCGCCGATGACGCTGGCCGATGGCCGCGCAAACCAAAACGCCATCCTCGCGCTAAACAGTCTCACCAGCTTCCCGGCGTTCAAGTGGATCGAAGACAACTGCAACGCAGGCGCGGGGCTTAACGGCCATAACGATTGGTACCTACCCAGCCGCGATGAGCTGGAATTGATTTACCGCAATTTCAAGCCGACCACGCAAGACAACAGCACAAGCACGCGCACCACATCGGGTTTTGGTGGTGATGGTGCGGTGTTTGGTACCAACGCTAGCTCAGTGCCCGCCGGTGCCGGTTACACCTTGTCGGCACCGTCACAAACCGCCCAGGCCAGCTTTCAGGAAAGCGGTGCAGACGCCGTCACGACCAGTTCCAACTACTGGACGAGCACGGAGCGCGACGCCAGCACCGCCTGGTACCAGAGCTTCTACAATGGCAGCCAGTACAACATCACCAAGGACAATAGCTACCACGTCCGCGCCGTACGGAGAATTGCCCTTTAACACTTCACCCTTTAACCCTTTAGGGCGGTGGTAACGCCGCCCAACACGATCAAGGCACGGACGCAATGAAGGCCAAAGAGACACCGATATACGCCACCACCTACCAGCTTGCAGAAATGCTGCTAAGGGTCACGCGCAATTTCCCGCGCGACCTAAAGCCAACGCTAGGGCAACGAATCATGGACACCAGCATGAACATGATTTTGACCATCTACCGAGCCAACGCAGCCAAGGAAGGCCGCGCGGTGCTGGTCGAAAAAGTCTTGGAAGATCTGCAGGTAATAGAAATGGCGATACGGCTATCGAGCGACCAGCGCTTAATCAGCCGCAAGCAGCACGGCCAACTGATCGAGCTAACCGACTCCATCGGGCGCCAAGGCTTCCGGTGGAAGCAGGACGCCCAGCGGCGACAGCCGCAAATGCACCCCGGCAAAAGGCATGGCCAGAATGTGTAAAGCCAAGGCTATACGCAGCGAGCCAATAATCTCGGACTGCTCCCGCAGGGTATTGCAGTCGCAAGACGCGCCCCGCGAAAAGGTAATCACCAGTTCGGCCACGGCTCCCAGTGTTCCGTGGTCTGACGTGTCAGTGAGCAGCTTAACGAAGACGCCTTCACGACCAGTACCAACTACTGGACGAGCACGGAGCGCGACGCCAGCAACGCCTGGAACCAGAACTTCAACAATGGCAACCAGAACAACAACAACAAGGACAATAGCTACCACGTCCGCGCCGTACGGAGATCATGACGCCTTTACCGCCGGGGAAGTATTCAAGGCCTACTTTGACTGCCGTAAAAACAAAAGAAACACGGCTTCACAACTACTGTTTGAATCGAAATTAGAGCGCAATTTAATGCGGCTCACGCGCGAGCTAAACGACGGCAGCTACCGGATCAGCAAGTCGGTAGCGTTCGTCGTCAGCTATCCAAAATGGAGGGAAGTCTGGGCCGCCCAGTTCCGCGACCGCGTCGTGCATCACGTTATGTACAACCGGATAGCCGAACGCTTTTATAAAGGCTTCATCCACGACAGCTACGCCTGCATACCGGGGCGCGGCTCACTCATGGGCGCGGATCGCGTTCACGCCTTCATGCGTCAAGCCACGCAGAACTGGCAGCAGCCCGCGCACTTTCTGCAGGCCGATCTATCCAACTTCTTTGTCAGTATCAATAAGGAGGTACTGTTCGAGCGCCTGTGCGCGCGGGTACCTGAATCAGTCACGCGCCGCCTAATCGCACAAATCCTGTTTCACGACCCCACGCAAGGGCCGATCATCAACAGCCCCGCCTGGAAGTTTCGCCATGTGCCGCGTCACAAAAGCCTGTTCAACAGCGGCGGCAAAGGGCTGCCCATCGGCAACCTTAGTAGCCAGTTTTTTGCCAACGTCCACCTGGATGCGCTCGACCAGTTCGTCAAAAGAGAGCTAGGCATAAAGCGCTACGGCCGCTATGTCGATGACGTCGTGATGGTCGATCCCGATCCGCAAAAACTCAACGACGCATTCAAGGCAATGCAGCACTACGCCACACACACGCTGGATCTCGCCTTCCACCCCAATAAAACCCAGCGCAATAGCGTTTATCGTGGCATCAACTTTTGTGGCTACATCATGAAGCCCTACCGCCGCTACGTGCGTCGGCGCTCCACCAACGCCATGAAAGAAGTGGCGCACAGCGCCGAGCGATACACCGACCCCGAAGCCTGGGGCGCCCGAATGAACAGCTACCTAGGCATTTGTCAGCACGCCAATACCTACCGCTTGAGAAAGCAGCTAGCCATCGACACCGGTGCCACGTTCGGCGTTGGCCTGGATAAAGTCATCACCCGTAAAGCCAAGAGGAACGCCCCATGAGCATCAAGCACGTAACCGCCTACTACGTAGACGCCAAAGACGGCCGCCCAGCCAGCGAAGCCCCGTTACGACACGGCCCCATGCTGCCCAGTGTGAACCTAATCGTTAACGCCGTGGATCGCCGGGAATCGCCGCCGCTGATTATCGGCACGCTACCCGCCAGTGAGCCGTTATCACCCGGTATGCAGCTAATTGAAGAGTCAGAGCACGTAACCCGCGTTAACGACATCGAGCACTGGCGTGAAAGCAACAGCCAGCGGGAGCTAGCCAAAAAGCGCGAAAGCATGGTGGTAAGTGCGTTCCAGGCCTTCGCCTCCCTCGCCGCCGCCGGGTACCTCGATCAAATCGAAACCATGATGGCCGACCCAGAGACGCCGCGCATTCACCGCCTTGCGTTTGAAAAGGCTCAAGAGTTCCGCCGCCTAAGCCCTACCGTCGATCACTGGAAAGAGCGCCTAGAGCTAACCGAAGCCCAGTGCGACGAACTGTTTGAGAGCGCGGCTACCATCGAAGCCTAAGCCAAACCGAAGAAACCAAGCCCGCCACCCGGCGGGCTTTTTGCTTGCATCTTGTCCAGCCTCCACGGCACAACGCCCACCGCTACCCTCCCGCGCGTAAGCCCCACACCATGGCAGCACTAACACCGCCAACCGAACCTAGCCCGCTTGAGCCTGCGCAGGAGACAAGCACTCATGATCGAATACCACCACGGCGCCCGTGTCACCGAGATCAACGAAGGCACGCGCCCCATCCGCATCATTAACACCGCCGTCGTCGGCCTCATCGGCACTGCCCCCAATGCAAGCCCCGGCGTAAAAGCCACGGCCACCATTAACGGTATCGAACCCGATTCCGGCCTGGTCATAACCGCCAAAAACGCGGGCATTTCCGGCAACAATATCCGCATTACCCTGGCAGACCCCGGCGAAATGTCCGCCGCCATCTTGGTCACGGTCGACGAAAAGCGCATTACCGTCTCACTCGCCACCGACGCCGAAGGCGAGATCCTCAGCACCGCCGCCGAAGTCGCCAGTGCCATCAACGCCGAAGCCAACGCCACCGCCCTGGTCACCGCCGCCGCAGTCGCCACCGGGCAAGACGTCGTCACCACCGCCGAAAACGTCCGCCTCACTGGGGGCATCGATGAACCCTTCCCGCTCAACGAGCCGGTATTGATCACCAATATCTACACCGCCATCGGCCAAGCCGGGGCCGGAGGCACCCTCCGCCGCTCGCTGCAAGCCATCGTCGATGAAGGAAAAACCGTCGTCGTCATGGTCCGCGTGGAAGAAGGCGAAGACGAAGCCGCCGCCACCGCCAACGTCATCGGCAGCGTCGACCAGCTCACCGGCAAGAAAACCGGCATCCAGGCATTTACCGCGGCAGAAACCAAGTTCGGCGTAAAGCCGCGCATCTTCGGCGCCCCGGATCTCGACACCCAAGCCGTCACCGCCGCCATGGTCGCCATCGCCCAGCAACTGCGCGGCTTCGTCTACGCATCCGCCCACGGCTGCGCAACCAAAGAAGAAGCCCGCATGTACCGCGAAAACTTCGGTGCCCGCGAGCTAATGATCATCTGGCCAAGCTTCCAAGCGTTCGATGTCGACGCCGAAGAAACCCTGCCGCTCCCCGCCGTCGCCAAAGCAATGGGCCACCGCGCCCGACTCGATCAAGAAATCGGCTGGCATAAAACCCTATCTAACATGCCGGTAAACGGCGTGACCGGCATCACCCAGGATCTCTCCTGGGATCTGCAAGATCCGAATACCGACGCGGGCTACCTCAACGAAGCCGATGTAACGACGTTGATCAGAAAAGAAGGCTTCCGCTTCTGGGGCTCCCGCACATGCAGCGCCGAACCGCTCTTCGCGTTCGAGTCATACACCCGAACCGCCCAAGTGCTCGCTGACACTATCGCCGAAGCCCACTTTTGGGCAGTCGATAAGCCGATGCACCCCAGCTTGGTGCGCGACATCATCGAAGGCGTCAATGCCAAGTTCCGCGAGCTAAAGCGTAAGGGCTACATCCTCGGCGGATCCGCGTGGTTCGACGCAGAGATCAACACGCCCGAAGTATTGAAGGCTGGGCGGTTGTACATCGACTACGACTACACCCCGGTACCGCCGCTAGAAAACCTCATGTTCCAGCAGCGCATCACCGACCGTTACCTCGCCGAATTCGCCGAAAGCGTCGCCGCCTAACAGCGGCCCCGACTGTCTTTATAACGACAGCCGAGCGCACTAACAGGAGCAAGCCAACATGGCATTACCCAACATCCTCAAAGACTTCAACTTGTTCGGTGACGGCAACAACTGGCAAGGCAAGATTCCAGAATTGACGCTGCCCGAACTCGCCCGCCGAATGGTCGAATACGAAGGCGGCGGCATGGACGGCCCCATCGAAGTCGACCACGGCCAAGAGCTAATGACGTTTGAATGGACGGCCGGCGGGTTGATCATCGACGGCCTGTTCGACACCTTCGGCAGCCCCGTACACGACGCCGCCATGCTCCGCTTTACCGGCTCTTACGAATCCGACGAAGACGGCGGCATCATCCCGGTCGAGATCGTCGCCCGCGGTCGTCACAAAACCATCGGCATGGGCGACGCCAGCAAGGGCGACAACAACACCCAGAGCATCACCACCACGCTCAGTTACTACAAGCTGGTGGTAGACGGCGAAGTCATCATCGAGCGCGACGTCCCCGGCTACGTCTTCACCGTGCGCGGCACCGACCGCCTAGCCGAACGCCGCCGCGCCCTAGGCCTTTAATCCATCACTCACCACGGCCGCCCAGGCGGCCAAACCCCATTAATAGGAAGCCAAAGCAATGACCGACAAGACTGAAAGCCAAGCCGTTGAGAAAACAGAGACAGCTAATGCACCAGGTGTGAAAACCGAAGCCCAGCCAGCAACAGCCCCAGGCGTACCAAGCGAAGTGGTAGAGCTAGAAACCCCGCTGCAGCGAGGCAAAACGCTGGTAAGCGAAATCACCATCCGCAAGCCCATGGCCGGTGGCCTGCGCGGCGTCAGCGTCGTCGACGTCATGAACCTCGACGTTGCCGCCCTCTCCAAAGTGCTACCCCGCATCACCACGCCCGCCCTCACCGAAGGCGAGCTGAAAACAATGGACATCGTCGACCTCATCCAACTGGGCTCGGCGCTGAACGGTTTTTTAACACCAAAAAAGTTCAAGGAAGTCGAAGCCTAGCCCTGCCGGAGTTCCTCGAAGACGCCATGGCCGACCTAGCCATGGTGTTCCACTGGTCGCCCCAAGCCATGGACGGCATGGAGCTGGAAGAACTCATGGAATGGCGCGAACGCGCCCGCAAACGCCACGAAGGCAGCAAGCCCAAAGGTAAACCGGGCAAATAAAACGCATCAAATAGGAACGGTCGATGGCACAAAATCTACGCCTGCAGGTCATGTTAAACGCCGTGGATCGTGTCACCGGCCCACTAAAACGCATGCGCGAAGGCGCGGGTAAAACAGCGCGAGCCATGCGCGAAACCCGCGACCGGCTAAAGACATTACAAGCCACCCAGAAAGACATCAGCTCTTTTCGCACCCTCAAGAATCAATCCGAAGCGACCGGCCGAGCGATGCGCGAACAGCAAGAACGCATCCGCCGGTTATCGCGACAGATGCAATCCAACCAGGGCGACACCGCCGCCCTGGCTAACGAACGCCGAAAAGCCATTCTCCAAGCACGGCAGCTCTCCCAGCGCTACGACAGCGAACGGCAAAAGCTGCAGCGCCTGCGCACATCTCTAAATAACAGCGGCATCAGCACCCACAACCTGTCGCAAGATCAGCAGCGCCTGGCCAATGAAATCAAACAAACCAATCAAAAGATGGAGGCTCAAAAACAGAAACTAAAGCAACTGGCCGACCAGCAGAGAAGAGCAGCCCAGGCCAGTGATCGTTATCAAAACAGCATGAGTCGTGTCGCCCGCGCCCAAGGCGTGGGCATGGGCATGTTCGGCACCGGCCTAGCCCAAGGCTACGCCGCCAGCCGCCTGCTCACCCCCGGTGTTGCCTGGGGCGAACAGATGAGCACACTTCAAGCCGTCGGCCGCTTCGGTGCCGACGATGAACGCTATCAAGCGCTACGCCAGCAATCCCGCGAGCTGGGCGGATCCACCGCCTTCAGCGCGACCGAAGTCGGCGGCGGGCAAGAGTTCCTGCTGCGCGCCGGTATGAGCGCCGAAGCAATTCAATCATCCATGCGCGACGTATTGAATTTAGCGCTGGCCAACAATACCGAGCTAGCCCGCGCAGCGGACATCGCCTCCAACATAGCCGGTACCTTCAAGATCGATATGGAAGCCGAAGGCGCCATGGCGCGTGTGGGTGACATACTCTCCGGTACCGCCAGCCGCGCAAACGTCAGTCTTGAAATGCTCGGCGAAACCATGAAATACCTGGGCGGCTCCGAAGACCTCGACCTCACCATGGAGCAAGCCGCCGCCATGGCGGGCTTGATGGGTAACATCGGTATTCAAGGCAGCATGGCCGGTACCGCCATGCGCGCCATGGCCAACCGACTGACCAAGCCCGCCAAGGAGGGGCGAGAAGCCATGGAGGCGTTAGGCCTGCAGGTTTCAGATACCAGCGGCAACATGCGCGCCATGCCCGATATTCTCCGCGACCTCAACAACGCCACCCGCGACCTAGGAAACGTCGAGCGCCGCGCCATGCTGTCCGCCATATTCGGGGCGGAAGCCGGTTCGGGTATGACCGAGCTAGTCAACGGAATGTCGGATGGAATGCTCGACGAATTGATAAACGCCCTGCAGAACAACGCAGGCGAAAACGCCCGTATGGCAGAGGTGCAGGCCGACAACTTAGGCGGCGACTTAAAGAACCTGCGTAGCGCCTGGGAGGAGGTCGGCATCAGCATAACCGACACCAACGACGGCCCACTCCGTGACCTAGTTCAGAACATAACCGAGATCACCCGCGGCGTCGGTGATTGGATCAAAGCCAACCCCGAGTTATCCGGCACTATCGCCAAAGTAGTGGCTGCCATAATCGCCTTATCGGTAGGTCTAGGCGGGCTAACCATGACGTTTGCCAGCATCCTATCCCCGTTGCTGTTTGCTCGCTTTGCGATAACCACCCTGGGCATCAAAGTAGGTGGCCTCGGCACCGCATTAGGCTGGATCGCCAAAACCGCCATCCCCTGGGTGGTGGGTGCGCTCAAAGGGCTGCTGGTGGCCATGGGGCCAATCGGTTGGGGAATTGCTGCCATAGCGGGGGCTGCCTTCCTGATCTACAAATATTGGGAACCAATAAAAGCGTTTTTCGTAGGCCTATGGCAGCAAGTCAAAGCCGCGTTCGATGAGGGGGTGGGCGGCGTGGCCACGCTGTTGGTCAACTGGTCACCCTTCGGACTGATTTACAACGCACTGATCAGCGCAGTTGAACGCCTAGGAATTTCGGTACCCGACGAGTTTAGCAACTTCGGCAGCATGATCATTGACGGCATCATCGGCGGCATAGCCGACAAGATCGGCGAGCTGCGCGACTACGTAACAAACTTGGCCGGTGACATTGCAGGCTGGATGAGCGACACGGTCGGGAATGCCACGGACGTCGGCCGCGACATTGCCAACGGCCTGGGCGATGGGATCGCCAATGCAACGGGTAGAGTGAGAGGCGCAATACGATGGATGACAGGCAGTGCGGAAGAAGAAGCACGGGAAAGCCTGGATACTCACTCCCCTAGCCGTGTCTTTCAAAGCATCGGTATCGACGTAGCAAAAGGCCTGGCCAACGGCATCGAAGGCGACGCAGACGGCCCGCTAAAACAAGTCCGCACCCTGGCCAACAACCTACGCAACGCAGCGGGCGGGCTAATCCTCGGTGCGGGGCTCTCCACCGGTGCCGCCGCCAACGTCGACACCGACAGCATTCAGATCGACGCCCGCCCGCCCCTGCAAAGCCACACAAGCGGCAGCGCAGGCAGCGTCACTATCAACCTGGGCGGTATCACCGTTAATGCAGCGCCGGGCATGGATGAGCAAGCCCTTGCTCGCATGGTCGGCGAACAAGTACAGCGCGCACTCCGCGAAGCCGAGCGCAACGCAGCCGCCGCCAGCCGCCGCAACTTCCACGATAACGATTGAAGGTATTCAGCATGATGATGAGCTACGGCATGTTTGTGTTTGGGCTCTCCACCGCCGCCTACCAAGAGCTACAGCGGCAAACCACCTGGCGCCACGCCAGCCAAAGCCGCATTCACGCGCGGCCGACCCATCAGTTTCTTGGCCCCGGTGACGACACAATCCGGCTCACCGGTCAGCTACTGCCCATGTACACCGGCGGGCAACAAAACCTAGACATGCTGCGCGCCCTGGCGGATCAGGGCAAAGCATGGCCACTGATCGAGGGAACCGGCACCTACTACGGCATGTTTGCCATCACCGACATGCAGGAACGCAAAAGCGAATTTTTCCGCGACGGCGCCGCCAGGCAGATCGACTTTGATATCGCGCTAACGCGAATCGACGAAGGTCGAACCGAACTACTCGGCGTGCTGGAAAGCAGCGCCCTGCGCGCAATCACCGGGGCGCTGGCATGAGCATACAGCCGGATTACCGCATCACCCTACAAGGCCAAACCATCAGCCCCGAGTTTCGCGCCCGCCTCGCCTCGCTCACTCTCCACGACCGGCGCGGCATGCAAGCCGACCAGCTCGACATTGTGCTCACCGACGACGACGGCATGCTCGACATCCCGCCCACCGGCGCAGAGATCACCCTGGCCATCGGCTGGAAAGGCCAGGCGCTCACCGAACGCGGCACCTTTACCGTTGACGAAGTCGAACACACCGGCGCGCCCGACACGCTCAGCATCCGCGCCTCAAGTGCCGACCTACGCCAAGGCCTGCCCGGCAAACGTACCCAGAGCTGGGAAGACATCACCGTCCGCGACATCATTACCACCATCGCAAAACGCCACGACCTAACGCCCAGCGTCGGCGCAGTGCTCGCCGGTGTGCGCATTACCCACATCGACCAAACCGATGAAAGCGACCTCCACTTTTTAACCCGCCTGGCCGAGCGCTACGACGCCGTGGCCACCGTCAAAAGCGGCAACCTGATCTTCGTCCCCATGGGGCAGGCCACCACCGCCAGCGGGTTAGAGATCCCGCCGTACATACTCCGACGCCAAAGCGGCGACCAGCACCGCTACATGCACGCCGAACGCGACGCCTTCACCGGCGTCACCGCCCTATGGAATGACAAGGCCAATGCGGAGCGGATCGCGGTCACCGTCGGCGAGCCGCAAAACACCCAGCAACTACGCCACACCTACGCAAGCGAGCAGGAAGCACTCGACGCCGCCCAGGCAGAGTGGAAACGCCTACAGCGCGGCATCGCCTATTTCAGCATCACCCAAGCCCTAGGCGAATCGGAGATCTACCCCGAAACCCCGGTCTGGTGCATCGGCTGGAAACCCCAAATAGACGCCACCGCCTGGATCATCACCGAAGTCACCCACAACCTAACCGAATCCAGCTACACCACCGCCCTACAGCTAGAAACCCGCAACGGCGAACACACCGCCCCCAACTAACGCCCACAAAAAAGCCCCGCAAAAGCGGGGCTGTCTGTGAGGCGTTTCAGGTTATCGCCCAAATGATCAAGCGCAGCAGTGCAGCTAGCAGAACCGCTGCCATCAGACCCGAGATAAAATTACCCAGCCATGGGCGCCGCTCCACCCAGCGAATCAAGCGAACGTGAATCATAGGGCATCATCCAACTGGCACCGCACTTGATGCACCACCACGCCACGCACCATCCGCGCAGTGGCCATAACGCCGGTACCGCCATTGGGCGGCAGCAGGCGAAAACGCGGGCCAATCCGAAACGTTTTATACAGATGCAACGCATCATCCATTTCCACCACCACTAGATCGTCATGCCCCAGGCTGCGGGATTCATCCACCAACAGCACATCGCCCTCGATCACGGCCCCATGTATGCCCGCTTCGGTAGTCACTTCCACAGCAAAGCAGCTCGGCGAATAACCCGCGCTATCAACACCGTCTAGCGCGGGGTGCTCAATGCCCATCGCCATTGGGCCAAGATATGTTAAGCGCATAGTAGATATACTCAGCGTAGTGCGGGAATTAGCCAATAATCGTCGGCGTAGCTGGGGATCTCATCTACCATCATATTCAGCCAATCACCGTTAACTGCTTTGGCTCTGCTGAAATTTAGTTTCATGTAAAACTGCGCTGGGTTGTCTTCGTGTTTCCAGCCAAAGAAAAAGCTGTCTATGTTGGGGTACTCATCAAGTAAAACTCTCATGGCCCGCTTCACATCAAGTAAATGGCCTCTTGTGCTCATGCTGTTTGTCTGGAAAACCACCGACATATAGGCCGTCGAGTCGACGATTCGCGCTTCGGTGGGTAATTTACCAGTTGCTGATTCAACAACTTCTACGGGCGTTCCTTCTTCCGCTGTAATCTGTTTTTCCGCTTCGACACCACAAGCTGACAAAAGAACTGTAATTAATAAAGTGCTTAGTAAACGCATTCCATTCCCCTTATTTTTCTACAAACTTACTTAAAGTACCTGTCCCAAATTAACTAAACACCGCCCTAACACTTCTACAAACTGTTTCTTGTCTGGTGCGATTAGCTCTTTGTCATAACGGGGATTATCGCTTATCAACAGCCAGCCACCGCCCGCCACGCGCTGCATGCGCTTAATGCGTCGCTCGCCGTCCATTAATAAAAGGTAAACGCCCTCACGGCTGGGGTCGCGTTGGCTTAAGTCAACAAAAACCCAATCACCATCATCCAGCGTTCCAGCCATGCTGTCACCGCGAACACGAACGCCAACCGTGTGCTCCGGTGATGACTTATTTATTTGTTCAAAAGTGCTTCGATCCATATTGAAGTGAGCAATTATTGGCTCGCCTTCAAAGCTGCGACCTGAGCCAGCGGCACAGTCAACGTCATACATTGGAATAGTGACGAGGTTAGGGTCTTCATCCCTTTGCTGCTGATAAGTCGCTCGCTGTTCAGCTGTGCTCAGATCGTTATAAAGACCAGATTCCGGCGTTATTGGGCCTGGGCCATCACCAAGTAATAGCCAATCTAATGAAACGCCCGTTGATAAAGCCGCATCAATACATACAGAAGTTGGGATATTTCCATTTTTCGACCAGTTATGGATTGTCGAGGCGGCTCTTCCAATAGCTTTTGATAGCTGCTGATCATTCTTAACGCCGTAGGCAATTCTAAGCCTTTCAAGTACTTGTGCGCCTAGATGATCTGTTTGCATATTAATCTTCCATAATATGAATACTTTTCATTCGAAAATTGGGATATCTTGTCCCAGAATTCGAACAAGCCAGTAAAGTACATGACTGTAATTGAATGGAAGCCTAAACCATGAAAGCTCCAAACGCTATTAGCCACATCCCAAAAGTGGGCGAAAACCGATGCACTGAGCAGTTCAGCGTCAATGTCACGCCCAACGAAAAAAAACTGATCGAGCAAATTGCTTCTACTGAAATTCGCTCTCGGTCAGCCGCTACGCGAATGCTGATCCTTCGCGGCCTTAGTCAGTACCAGCAAGAATCCCTCATCGCCGATTAACCCCCCCCGCTCACGAACTGCATAAGGAAAGCCCTCATGTATCAGGACGCTAAGCGCCTCCGCACCAAGAAAAGCGTTTACCTGGATGAGTACGAAGACGCCGTGATAACGGCACACGCCAACCTTCAAGGCATCAGCAAAGCAGCGCTCATGCGGGAAATGATAATGAGACAAGCCCGCGAGCTGGTAGGCCTTGGCGACCTGCACGAAAAAAGTATGGGCGACCGTGCGGGGTAATGCCGCCCCTTCTTCAACCCCTGTTCCACCCCCGAAAAGGTGACGCATGCCCAGCAGAGATAGGCGAACAGACATCACGATGGATCCTGAGCTTGAAGCCACGATCAGGCAGGTTCGCAAAAGCCACGGGCTTGATTCCGACGAAGCCGCCATGGAGTTCCTCATATCGCGGAGCATTCGGGTCAATGGCAACCGGATGACCGGGCGGGGTCGAGCCCTTTACGAAGTGAAGAGAGGGCCAAGTGACTGAGCCAAACGAAGAGAACGATATGGAAGAGGTCAGTCGGCTACGGTTCGGCTGCCCTCACTGCGGTAGCCACCTAAAAGTGCGAACTTCGAAGACGCATTTGCCGGAATACCGCGAGTTGTATCTGTACTGCATCAACGAATGGAAATGCGGTTTCCGCTGTAAGGGGCACGCCAGTATCGATGAGACGTTGGTACCCAGTCATTGCCCTAATCCAGACGTCAGTATCCGCCCCTCTAATTGGCTCCTTAAAAAGCTGGCCTTAGAGGCTCAAGGCCAAATAAGCCTAGGCGATTTCAAGCCACCCAAGCAGGAAAAAAAACCATGAACGTCACGCATATCAACACCGCGAAAGCCCCGTTTGACCTAGCCACCGAAATACTGTGGCAGAACCGCTGTGATAGCCGCGTCGAAGCGCTGCGCATCACCATCGGCACCCTGGTCAACGACTACGGCATCAGCGAAGCGACCGCCGAGGTCGCCAGCATCCAAGCGTTTGCCGACCTCGATAGCGTCAACCTCTCCGCCCGCATCGACGTAGATGCGACCACCTCGCAGGTCGTCATCTTTCGCGATGCCAGCGGCAAGCCGGTCATGCTCACCGCCCGCGACCTGGATCGCATGATCCAGCAAGCTCGCGATGCAGGCATGGCCCAAGTGGTCGATGCCGATACCCGGCGCCCTATCGTTCTTCAAACAGCCGCCCATTGAGCTGAATTGCCGAGAGAGCCCGCCATGACAAATGTCACTCCACTACCCGCCCGCCAAGCACCGCCCCGCGTTCAGATCGACCGCGCGGGTTTCGGCGAGCTTCGCGCCGAGCTGCACAAGCGCGCCGACGATCTCGATTTAGTCGAGCTGTGGGCAGAGCTGCCCCACAAAGAGCGGCGCATGCTGCTCAAGTCGGCCGACCTGCAGCAAGATTCAACGCTGCAAATTAGCCAACTCAACAAGCGCGAACGCGACGCGGTGCGCGGCGCTATTCACCGCATGAGCAACTACGCCAACCAACTGAAAGGCCGCCTGAACGGCAGCCGCCCACACCCAAGCCGCGAACTGGCCAGCCACGCTATCGCCGCTCTGAAAGAAGGCAATGCCCAAGCCGCCCACCACTGGCTATCAATGATCGAAGGGGGTGTCGCGTGAACATCGAGCCAATCATACCAATGAGCTTGGATAACAAGCTGCACCACGGCGAGAGCGACTTCGCTGAAATGGCTGCTTGGAATGCAAACGTTCGGCAGCTAAGGCGGTTCGCCGACTTGATGACGGATCTTGCCGCCGATTGCGTGATGGAGCGCCGCAAGGGTGAGGCTAATGAAGAGCATGCCTATGCCCGTATTCGGCTAGCTGGCCACATGGATATGGCTCGCGAGCTAGTGGCCATGGTCGGGCGGCTGAGCGAAATGGAGCGCGAGGCTCAACGCGAGTGCGACCTAGCTCAAGAAGAGTACGAGTTTGGCAGGCAAATGCATTTGGCTAAAAGCAAAGGTGTCGCATGAGCGTTATTACCGATATGTACGGCCTCTACGTGTTAAAGGATCGCTTCGCTTATCTTGCCAAGAAGCTAGATGAGCAGGGCTATGAAATGGCCGCTGCCGAGCTAAAGCGAGAGGTCGACACGCTCGGACGCCAGCTCTTACAGATTCACAGCGTTTTGGATGACTACCAAGTCGACATCGCCGCTGCTCAGCAAGTGGAAGATAAGCCAGCAGATAAGCCCCGCTTCGTGGGCGTAGATATGGGTTTGCCGGATGGCGACTTCACTTGCTTCAAGGGGGCGGGGCAGTGAGTTCGGCAATCGAGCAATCACGCGCCTATGGTGCGCCCGGCACACGCGATGGAATGGGCTGCGCCGATTGGCGGCAACAATACTTTGACCAGTTCCCCACCTGGGCCGAGCAGCTCGCCGCCGGTTTCGTCTACGTGGCCAAGCAACACGGCAACGCCGCGGGCAACCGCTGGTTACGCCGTAACACGCAAGGCTTGGTAGAGCCGTCGTTCATCCTGGGGCGTTTCCTTCCCATTCGCGGCGCGCTAACGCGGGCCATGAATGCCTTGGTCAATCGGGGCTCCACCACCATTGAAGGCCTGCACGCTGCCAGCGAGTGGATCGACAGTGTTGAAAAGCGCCTTGTCATCGGCAGCTTGAACGCCACCCACGATGACGACGCCTTGGTCAATTACGCCCAGGCCCAGGCCGGGGCGATTGATAAAAAAGCGAGCATCTTGATAGGCGATATTGCTAAAGCAAATCGGCTGCAGCGGTTAGGCATCTTCCCGCCGCCGAAGCCGACAATGGTGGCGAGCAAAAAGCCGCTGTCTGAGCAATTCCGCGACTATCAAGACGCTTGTGCCCGCGCGCGCAACCAGTTAACGCCGCCGCCAGTGATCGGCAATTTCCGCTTTCAGCGCTGGCAGTATCTGCGCCCGCTGTGCCTGTCAGTGGTGCGCGCCAGTGCTATCGAGGCTGGCCGCCAACGCTGCGCACTTCATGGGATCGCCCCGCCCAGCCATAAGCTACCGGCCAAAACTCAGCTAGCCCGCCTGAGCTGTTCACTGTGGTGGCGTAAAAAGCTGCGCACTGCCTGTGGTCGCACCGTTGAGCAAGTGATGCGCGAAGCGCACCGGGTACATAAACAGGCGGGTATCTACTGCAGCGACTTCACGGTCGAGCGCCGCCGCGCCCAGAAATTCCGCAATAACGCCTTGCTGGAAACCTTAGAAGCCATCAATCAAGAGGGGCAGGTTTTCACTCTGGCCGAGCTGGCTGAGAAGGGATTGGCAAACCCCGACCACCGCCGCGCTGAACTCATGCTGCGCATCAGCGACACCGAGGCCGAAGCCCGTCGCCTGGGTCATACGGGCATGTTTTACACCATGACCACGCCGTCAAAGTTTCACGCAGTGATCGCTAATAACTGCGTGCGCAACCGCAAATACCAGGGCGACACGCCACGCCAGGCGCAACAGTATTTGCAAGGCTTGTGGGCGAAGATCCGCGCCAAGTTAGCGCGCGATGATATCGGCGTTTACGGCATCCGCGTGGTAGAGCCTCACCACGACGGCACGCCCCATTGGCACCTGTTGCTGTGGATGAAGCCGGAAGACGAAAAGACCGTCACCGAAACAATGCGCGAGTACGCCGAAGAGTCGCAGCAAGAAGAGCTGTTTAGCCGTGGCCGTAAAACCACCGCCCGCTTTGATGCTAAGCGCATCGACTACAGCAAGGGCACCGCCGCCGGTTATGTCGCCAAGTACATCAGTAAAAACATTAACGGTGAACAGTTCATGGACGCCGACAAATACGATCACTCAATGAATGAGAGCGCGCCACGCATTGAAGCGTGGGCCAGCGTGTGGGGCATCCGCCAGTTTCAGTTCTTAGGCCTGCCGTCGGTCACGGTGTGGCGTGAAGTGCGCCGCCTCACCGAGAAGCAAGATCAGATGCTTAAAGACTGGGAAGCGGCGACCAGCCCGCACCCTTGCGCGGCTATGCGCTTCGCTCAAATCCGAAAGGCCGCCAACGCTGGCCAGTGGGATCAGTTCTTAAGACTCATGGGTGGACCGATGACCAAGCGCAAAGACCAGCCCATCAAGCCGTGGGTAGAAACCAAGATGAACATGGGCGCGAACATCGAGACGTTCAGCCACGCCACTGGCGAGTATTACGGCAGCGAGGCAATGGTCGCCAGAGGCCGCTATGGCGAAGAGCAGAAAGTCACGTTCGGCTTGGTGGCCACTGGTCGCCCTGGCTTTTCCAGCGAGTACATGACCCGCGTTTATAAGTGGCAAGTGCGCGCGAAAGGCGCAGGGGTTGGGGTTGATTTTCAGGCTGTAGGCGAAGCCGAAAGCCCTTGGACTCGTGTCACTAACTGTACGCAGGGGCCAGATATTGAGCCCCGAGAGCCTTCACCAGCGGAGCTAAAAGCCCAGCTCGAACGCTTCAAGGCGTGGCAGAGCTCCGATTTTTATAAAGCCGACCGCGAAGCGGAATACCAAGACGCAATAACCGCCCGCGAAGCGGCTATAAACCTTTTCGCACCGCCCCCCCCATCAACGTATAGCGAGCAGGAAGAATACTTCCCGCCCGAGCTTTGCTGAAAAAGGAGTAAGTCATGCGCGTAAAAATTGGCGGCCAATGGCACGACAGCGCTTTAGAGCCTATCTGCCTGCAGGTTTCAGAAAGCGAGCAACAGCAAATCGCCGGTATGGATCGAAGGGTTGCAAAGAACGGCAAATACGCGGCGTTCCCCGACGGATGGGTTCGCGAAAAGTGCTTTGAGTGGATGAATGAAGGCGAAGCCAATGGGTAGCTACCTAGAGCCCCTGGTGGCCCTGGCCGCCCTATGCACCGCCATCGCCATAGTAATGGTGTGCTACGGAAAATACCCTGAAGATCTTAGAGAGGAGTGTCGTGAAGATGGCAATTGATCCAAATTGGGTTCGCGAAAACCCCGAAGAGGCCGCGCGGCAAATCGAACTACTGACAATAGAGCGCGACCAGTACCGCGCCGCCGAAGAGGCGCAAATTGCACAGCGTCAGAAAATTCAGGAGCGTGTTGAAGAGCTGGAGTGTCAGGTCGAGGAAGCTGGTCGACGCCTGCGAAATCCGCCCCGCAATAATAAAAGAGAGACGTCTGAGTACCCGCCCTGTGACTATTGCGGCGCAATTCCAGAAACCCATCCGTGGCATGGCAGCGGATTATTAAACGGAAAGGATAGCCCCCATATCCACGCCTGCAGTGGTTGCCGTAACAAGCTGCCAAGCTCGCCTTGTCGCGAACTAATACAGCATGCCGAAGCGCTGGAAGAGGCGGCAAAAGAAACAGTGCCAGCTATGCACAAGATGTCCAATTGGCTGATCGCACGCGCTGCAGAGAAGCGCTGCCAAGCCGAAGGGGGTGCATGATGGCCGATAAATTCATGCGTTCACCAAAGGCATGCGTAAGCTGCAAGAAATATGAGCACCTTGGCTTTGATGAAGATAAGCATTGCCCGTTTGCGCAGCAGTCATCGCCACAACAAAAACCAAGCCGAACACCTTACGGCCGGTGCGATCGCCATGGTGTGCAGGTATTTGCTACGCAGATTTGCAACGCTCACGACCCAGATCCACATATTGAGTGCTTTGAAGTGAGCAACCGGCCAAAGCCGCGGGAAGTTATCCAGGAGGGCATGGCGGTATGAGCACAGCACTTGAAGAGCTAGTGGAGACAAACGCCCGGTACACTGCCGTTGATACAGGCCTCGACCCGAGAAAAAAACAGGAGCGGATAGACTCCTTGGCTGCTGAATACCAGATGACCGATGGCGAAGCCCTCTTGAAGCGCTTTTTTTATTCCCCAGTGGGTATTTGCTCGCTGGATCATCTGCTCAGCTGTTCGCGACCAGGCAAAGGGCGTGGCTGGACTGATAAGCGCGTGCTAACGACGCTCGAAAAGTTAATTGCTGCAGCGCTGATTAAAAAAGTGGAAGGCGCGCTAGAAAAAGAATACGAGCTGACGGAATTAGCCTACCGCCATTACTCGGTAAAAGGGAGAAAGCAAGCGTGAACAATACAGCCCCACCAAAGGGCGGCGCCTACGCCCGCCAAGCCGCAATGCTTTGCCAAGATAAAGCGTTCCAGCTCTATCTGGATCGCCGCCGCCGGTATAAGCATCAGCTAGCTGAAAGCCAGCTACCCGACGGCACCCACACCGCCGAAGATGCGCGCGATTGGCTGATCGCCGCATGCAAAATCAACAGCCGCGCCGAGCTGGATAGCAACCTGGACGCCTGCCAAATGTTTCGCATGATTCGCAACCGCTTCAACCGTTGGCGGGCAAGGAATAAGTCATGAGCCTACAAAACGTTATAAGCTCCGATGAGCTGAAAGCCATCACCGGTTACCAGCGGCCCGCCGACGCGGCCCGCTGCCTACGTGAACAAGGGGTGACCGTATTTAATGGTCGGCGTGGCCCATGGACCACCATCGACCTGATCAACAAGGCGGGCGGCATCGAAACCACCCCGGGAAAAGAGCTAAGTCCTAGCGACATACTATGAAAACACGCCCGCGAAAACACAGCCCCGACATACCTGCGCACATTAACCAGGAAAAGCTCCCCAATGGGGTTTATTACGACAAGCGCGGGCGGGGTCGGTGGTATGTGCAGTATCGCGATGAAGCGGACAAGCTAAAAAGCGAGCGCATCGCCGGGGCAGATGCGACGCTGTCAGAACTTCACCGGGTCATGGAACAGCGCAGCGGCATCGACCGGCGAACGCTGCGTTACATGGCCAAGCAATTCCATGAATCCGCGCAGCTAAAAGAGCTAGCAATCAAGACGCAACAGGATTATGAATACTGTCGGGCCGCCCTGCTGGAAATACCCACCAAGCTGAATAAGCCGCTGGGAGATCTGCCCACCGCGCAGTTCTCCCCGGCACTGGTGCAGCGACTAGTTGACAAGATCGCCGCCGAAGGCACGCCGTCAAAAGCCAACCATTTATTGCGCTACCTGCGTCGCCTGTTCCGCTGGGGTATTAACCGCGGTTACTGCGATAGCAATCCAGCCCAGGGCGTTGAGTCAGCAAAAGAGCGCAAACAGCGCCGATTGCCCGAGCTAACGACTATTGCCCAGCTAACCGAGTTCGCCCAGGCGCGCGGTAAGCGCACGCGCGGCGAGAAAGGCGCTTGTGCTGCCTACCTGTGGATAGTGATGGAGCTGGCCTATATTTGCCGGTTGCGGGGCATTGAAGTGATAACCCTCAGCGACGCCAACAGCACCACCGACGGCGTGATGACCAACCGCCGTAAAGGGTCCCGGGATAATGTCGTTCGCTGGTACCCAAGATTAACGGCCGCCTGGACAGCGGCCACTGAACGCCGCGCAAGAATCTGGAAGGCAAAAGGAACGCCGGTACCCATGCACCCAGAAAGCCGCCCGCTGATCGTCGCGGCGGACGGCGGCGAGTTGCGAAAATCCAGCCTGGACACTACGTGGCAGCGCTTCATGAAGATGGCGATTGAAGAGGGAGTGATTACCGAAGAACAGCGCTTTGGCCTTCATGATCTAAAACGCCGTGGCATCACCGACACCAAAGGCAATCGCCACGAAAAGCAGGAAGCCAGTGGCCACCGTTCGGCCGCAATGATGGACACTTACGATCTAAGCGTACCGCTGGTTTACCACCCCGGCGAAGAGTAAAAAACAAAAAGATCTATGTAGAGTTCTACGTAAACGAAAAAGGCCACCTAGAAAGGTGGCCTTTTAAATGCTCTAACGCTTTGCTTTATAACCACTTTTAGTGGTGCCGACACCAGGAGTCGAACCCGGGACCTACTGATTACAAGTCAGTTGCTCTACCAACTGAGCTATGTCGGCGCTTCACGTTTTCTTGAGAACATGATTGCTTCGCTGTTAGGCTCTA